GTAAATCTTTTGTCGGGCCGTATATAAAAGACAATAGATTCGGTAAGACCTCCTCACCATCGCCAATAACAACATAATCGGCATAACAAGAAAATGGAACGGGATTAAACGTATTAAACCCACCTATAATAATAACTGGCCTGCCGCTTTTCTTTTCTGGGTTTATATTTGCCTTTCTTAAAAAATCTGCAAGCAGATATATATGTTCCCACCAAAAACAAGAGAACAATAACACGTCAACATACTTAACGGTTTTCGGAGAAACTTGATATTTCTCATAAGTGACACACAATGAAAGGCAAAGAGCAAGACCGTAATTGAAGTTATCACGCCCAAAACCACAATAGCCTATTTTAATCGTCGATTTTGACTTCACAATCATAAGTCTTTTTCATTTTTTCAATAATCATCAATACTTCTTCTCGTTTCCCTATCCATAGTCCAGGATGAAAAAACAATCTAACCCTTATGTTGTCACCCTTATATGGAACAACGCCGTCCGCAACTCCCCCGCCATCAACATTATGCCCTCCGAAAAACTCCGACTCAAACTTATCAATATCAATCTCAGGCAATCGAAAATTATCAAGCTCTGAAAAATCAATATCCTCGCCCATAAATTCATAAAGGCCGTATGGGGTCATGTTGCCATATTCAGATAAGCAAGCTAGTAATTTCTCTTTTGCCTCTTTTTTATTTTCTGCTTCAATATAACTTACGGGAAGTTTCGGTATATAATAGCCCTCTTCCGACTGTAACTTACTTACGACACGCCGCCTTTGATGGCCATCTAAAATATAATTTTTATTACTGTTTTTCCAAACATGGAAAGGGAAAGAAAATCCATGAGTTAGTATCTGGTTTTTCAATTTCTCATAATTTTCATTAGACAAATCTTTTAGGTTACCTTGCAATTCAGTGAGTTTTTCTAGTTCCAGGGTATCGGCAGCTTTGCATTTTATTTCGATAGTTTTTTTCATTTATTATACTGTCACCAAACCTTTCGGCTGCACGATACTAACACCGCTAACTGAACGCTTATAACCCGCCAATAGCTCTTCTTCGGGCTCTACAATGTCAACATTAGTAAGAGACATTCGATATTTACCACCGTTTTTCAAGAACGCAATGCGTTTAAAATTAACACTCACTTCTTTTTCAGTACGGCCTTGCGATATCTCAACGGAGCGCGGCTGTCTGAGAATGGCATAGCTTGCCTTTGCGTCAATTACCTGTCCTATCAACATATCACGCCCAGCGAGAAATAGTCTTATTTTTCCCCTCATGTTTATGTTCCTTTTGGTAAATTTTAATAATTTCATTTAGCACTGAAGTGATTGTCCTTTTTTCATGAAAAGCGCGAAAACATAGATACTCGTGATTGCGTTTGTTGACCTGTGTAGATACAAGCGCCACATTTCCAGTTTTGCGTCCGGGGTTTTGCATAATAAAAACAACTTAATAAACTTATTATACTTTGTCAAGAATTATTTTTTTTATTATGCATTTCACAACCATCTTGTCGCATATTTTTAAGTGTCATTTCAAGTCTGATAATGCTTTTCTCAATTTCTATAATTTTAATATTTATGTTTTCGATATCTTCCTTGATTCTTTTCTCGAAAGTATCGCGTGCCCTGTAGGATCGTTGCAGCAGTAACATAAAAAGAGCAATCAACCCGCCAGCAGACCAAGTAATTATTTGAAGTTCCATATATTTAGTTATAACACGATTTTTATTTATGAGTAACTTTTTTTATTTTATATCCTTCAACTGGCATGTATTGCCGCAGTGGTCACACACTAGAATCATGCCAACGTGGCTTATATTTTCGTCAACAACTGTCCACTCTTTACAAACTGGGCACTTGAAACAGTATCTTTTTAATGCTGTAACTTGTTTCATTTTACACCTTTTCCGACAGATCTAGCTAATTTTTTAATATTTCTTTCTTCTATATGATATATTTTTTTATCTAAAAGTTCGTGAAGCATGAATTCATCTTGCGCTCGGTCAAAATATTTAGCAGCATAGAACTGCTTATAATATTTTCGCCCCGTACAGTATCCATTTGGGCACAATCTTTTATCCTGGACTTGCCTGCCATTCCATTCATCCGCTGATTTTGCAACTTCAATTATGCCATTGATGCAATTAAATTCATCGCAAGAATATTTTATTTTATCTTGGTTAAGTTTTGATCCAAGCAAGTCATAAAAATCTGCCGTGGTTGGCCCGTTTAATGTTTTTATTGTAAATCTGAAACGTTCACAAGCTCGATAAAAATCATCATCGCTAACAGATTTAAAATCATCAAAAAGCTGTGCTGCCTCCATTGATATTTTACCGATCGGATCAATTTTAAATATTGTCCTAGGAAAAGACATCTTCAAACGTTTAATTGCTATCTTAAATTGGTCTTGCGTCATTTAAGTTCTCCATATTTTTATTGTCAAAATCAACCCATTCTGTTTGTTGATAGTTATTGTTCCGTGGCTTGTCTTGTTCTTTTACAAGCCAATTATTAATAAACCTTTCGTAGTTTGATTTTTTCTTTGTCGGGTTAGCAATTATCCAGGCGACCATTCGCATTAATTCTTGATCTATGTTAACAGCTGGGTACGTTTTTTCCCAAAATTCTTTTTTATTAGGAGTTATATTATCAAACTTTAAAATCGCAGAATTGAAAATTATTTTCTTGTTTTTATTTCTATCAATATTCTTATTTAATATATTATCATTTTCATTATCTTGTTCTTGTTCTTGTTCATTATCACTACAGCGTATCGGTAGGGTATGGCATAGGGTATCTAAAAAAAGCTTAAATTCTTTAATATACGCATACTTATCGCAGAACACAACAACAAGCCTAGAATTTTTAAATTTTTCTAAATCATTTAACGCCGGTTTTATCATTTTTGGAGACTTACAATTTTTTTCATAAAACTTAACCATTAAGTATAAATCTTGCTTATCGTCAAATTGTATTTTTGGATATAATTCTTTTCGTGCTTTTCCAATATTTTTAACATGGGGTAAATACGCTTTCAATATTTCATCTGGCATTTCAACGAAACCGGATTCCAATGTGTCTGGGCCAGATAAGAGAAATAAATATATTTCTCTAGTATCGCGGCTTAATTTTCTGAACCACTTATCTTTCCATATTGCAGTTTCAATTAATCGTTTTTTAGCCAATTTGGTTTTCCTTTATTTTTCTATGACAAACGCCACAAAAAAAAGGGCCAGGCGACCAGCGAGATAACCCAGCCCTTAGTTTTTTGCAAAAACCTAAACACAGATTTAGCAAAATATATATAAAAAATTTTTAATCTTAATTGTGCTGGTCATTTTATATTTAACTTAAATTTACTCTCGTTATACGTAAGAAATTGCATTTTGTAAAGAAAAAAACAAGGGAGGCCGAGAAATTTCTACAGCCCCCCAAATAGAAATAATAAACACTTATAAGGAAACAATATGATAATTAACTATATATTTATTTTGTCGTGAGGTCAATTTAAATTAAACTTTCTTGATGATTTGCTGTAATATATTTTTTAGTTATATTGAAATAATTTTGATTTACTTCATATCCTATATAGTTTCTTTTTAACTCAGTTGCAATATAACCACTTGACCCAATACCAGAAAAGGGGTCTAAAACCAATTCTCCCGGATTAGAATATAGTTTCATAAGCCTTCTGATAACCTCTGTTTGTAATGCACATAAGTGCTTTTCTTCATTTCCTAATTTATTTCTAGCCTGTAAAACATCTGATTCTCTTATGTCTGTCCAAATTCCACACGCGTCACGTATCCATTCTTCATGATTATATTCTCCATTTTCAAGCGGTAATACTGGAACTTCTGGATTGCCTGGTTTTTTGAATATCAAAACCATGTCGTTGAAACATGGTGCCAATCTGCTCGAATCGCGCTTCAATGTAGCAAACATCAAACTATGGGCGTTTGTCCTAATTGCTACCGCCTGAGGGTTTTTCGATATAACAAATTCACCATAATACCAAAAACCTGCTTTTTCAAATAATTCGATTATTTTTCCCCTAAAATCTCTTAATCCCAGTCTCCCAAAACTTGCAAGCGTGTAGGTTAATTGCTGTAAATGACAGCAGGTCATTCGCCCCGTTTTCATTACCCTGAACAATTCTTCACAAAAAAACTTAAAACCTGTTTCAAATTCAAATTCCTGATTTTTACAATTTGCCAGGTCGTGATTAGAGCTTGTATATACATATAGTGATCTGAACGGTGGACTGAAAATTGATAAATCAATGCTTTCTTTATTAAGTTCTTTCATTCCCAAAATGCAATCATCATGAAAAACTTTACAGTTTTTAGTTTCAAATAATTCGTGAGTTAGTGTAATATTTTCATTTTCATAAACAAATTGGTCATATTGATTTTTAAATCTTGCCTCTTGCAAATGTTGATCTAGTTCTATTTTTTTAGCCTTATTCATAATATTGCCATACATAACATTTTCCCCTTCCGTTATTGGAATATAACAATTTAATTTTTTCTTAATCCCGAACCTGTGACAACGCTTTATTGCCTGGTAAAACGATTCATAACTATCGGTTATCCCAGAAAAAACAACATTAGTACAAAACTGAAAATTTAAGCCAAATCCAACTAGAGACGGTTTTGTAATTAAAACACGAAGATCACCGTTAATAAAATCAAGAATTATTGATTCCCTTTTTTCATTATCCATTTTACCGTCAAGAATACCTGCACCTTCTATTTTTTCAGCAAGTAATTCGCCTTCAAGATCAAACTCAACCCAGACCAGCACTTGATCATTTAAATGATCAAGTATTACAATATCTACTATTCTTTTTATCTTATTGCTCTCATATCTTTTTTTAGTTTTATAATCAAACCCTCGTGAAATTTGAGCTATTCGTTTTCTTTTGTGCATTCCAGACATATCATCAAATAATAATAAATCACCTCCGTTATCAAGTGATTTTATTGCGTTGTACTGTTGGTCTGTATAATCTATTTTTTCAACATTAAAATTAATTGGTGGTAGTTCAATTTTCTTTTCAAATCCAAAATTCACAGGTGATTTAACGTAGATCGACCAGAAAGCCATATTTTTATAAAATTCATCATAGGCCAGGGGCTTTAATCGCATGAACTTTTTAGATCCATCATTTATAAAAAAGTTAGATAAGAATTCTTCCCTTGTTTTATAATATTTTAAAAATACGGCGTGACTTGCATACTCAGTTCTATCATTCGGTGCAGGAGTGGCAGAACACGCCATTATCCAATTAATGGATTTAACCGAGTTTATTAAATTGTTGCCTATTGTACCTATATCAGATTTTAGTATACTTGATTCGTCTAAAACAAAGGCATCTATAGATGATAAATCTCTTTCACGTAAAAACTTATGATGGTTTATAACGGCACACCCAGGCTCTTTTGATTGTAAAAAAGAATCAAAATTATATCTTGCATCATGTAATTTATAATCAAGATCTATCTTTTCAGATTCTTTTATTATTTGCGGAACGATAAGATTAGGCGCACATATTATAAAACGCATACCTTCGTAAAATTTAGATTGCTGATTTAATTTATCAATATGATTTAACCACTCAAGAAATATAAAAGTTTTCCCGAGGCCAGCATCAGCAAAAACCGCAAATCTCTGCCGAACCATCGCAACTGAAACAATATATTTTTGATAATCAAACAATATATTTGAACCGTCATAAGCTATTTTTTTTTCATTGATATCATTGCTAAATGTTGGTAAAGCAACCTTGCCATAATCAATGTAATTATAGATTGGTTCATTTCGTATTTTTAAAAAATCGTGATAGTTTCTAATATCGCAATATTTCACGTGACCTCCTTGGTTATGAAATCTTTAAATCCAATAGCAAAAACTTTTTCGCATTTTAATGGAGTATTTTTTATCAAATTTCTTAAACGGTAATCCTTCTGGATTGTGTAGTTTTAGTTTGATGTAATGCCACTTAATCGCTTTGTGGATTGTTAGAATGTCCCAATCATCCGGCATATTATCATATCTTCCTCCTTATTTTCTTTTTAAGCAATTCGTTCTCAATCCGCAAGGTTTTTATTTCATTGTGGAGTTGTAAAATTTCCTTATGCTGTTCAATTAATTTCTGCTGTATCATCTCACGGTCTACGCCAAGACAAAGATATTCATTTTCACTCATAATTTATCCTTTGATCAATTCAATAAAATAAGAAAAATAGCTAAAATAAAGCGAATCACAGTATTAATTAACCCAAGTTTTGATTAACTGCTCAACGGTCTGAGACTGTGATACTCCCCGCGCTGCACAATCATTTTTAAAAGCGGCGATAATTTTTTTGTCAAGATAGAACGTGAACCTTTCGCGCTCAATCTTTTCAGCATTGATTTTTTTGATTATTTGTTTTTTGTCTATTTGTTTCATGGTTATCCTTATTTTTTATCATATTCAATTTTTATAATATAAATTGCTCTACTGTGCCAATTGATAGCGCATAATTTTTAGTGCCCCTTTCACGGCATTGAATACAGCGTCCACATTCACAATGTGCTACTATTTCATTATCACCATTAACAAATTGTTCACTAAGATAAGACATTCTGAATAAATTTAAGTATTCATCATTTAATTCTAGTTTATTTTCTTTTATATATTTCCATAGTGTTTGCATATAGCCTCCTCTTTTTTAATTTACATCATAATAATCTTTATCTGAGAGCAGCCATTCTCTTTCTTCAGTACTGTGTCCTCCAAGAAATTTCTTTAAATTTGTTTTGTTGATTGCTCGTGCTGTTGCTCTACCAAACTGATGAAGCATTGGGCCACCATTAATAAATTTTCCGTAATTTACATTACAATTTTTGATATTATCTTCAGTCTCTGTTACTCCAAAGCAGCGATCATTTCTTATTAATAAATATTTCATAACCTTTTCTCCTTTTCTTAATTATACTTAATCTTAACATAATTCAATAATTTTGTCAATACAAAAATGAATAATATAATGAATACAAAATTCATTTGTCGATACAATTACCCGATTTTTTCTTGCTTTTTTCCCAGTTTTTTCTTGACAAATTGCATAGCTTGATTTATTTTTGATTTAAATCAAAAAAAGGATTTTGAAATGAAAAAAAAGGCAATTAAATTTGAGGCTGAAATATCTCAGAAAACAGAAAAAAGTATCTATACATTATTAAATCAGTTGAAAAATAAATATGGCAGATATTTCAAAAAAGATTTTATTGGTGAATTATTGGAAATTGGTTTAAAAAACTACAAAAAATAAATACAAAAGGATAAAAAACAATAAAGGAAAATAATATGATTACAGTTAATGATCTGTTAGAACTCGAAAAGCAAGACAAACTGGCAGGACGCATCTTTTCAGCAAAAGAGCTCAGCAACGAAGTTTATCATGCTGGCCCTGGGTTGTCGTCCAGCGTTTTAAAAAAGTTCTCGTTATCGCCTGCACATGTTTATGTTGCTATAACAGAACGCCATGAACCCACAAAAGCAATGAAGTTTGGCAGTATGGTACATGATTTTATATTGCTTCCAGATGAATTTAGCAGCACATATCACACAGATGATTTTGCATTAGCTCTCTGTAAGGCAGATGCAAAGGCTCCCAGGTCAACAAATGTATATAAAAACGCTGTTCGAGAGTGGAAATTAAAAAATCAAGGTTGTGAAATCGTAACTCAAGAAGATATTAATATTTGTAAAAGCATGCACGAAGCAGTTTGTAAACATAAAGTTTCATCAAAACTATTGAGTGGTGGTAAGTCAGAACAGTCAATCTTTTGGAAAGATGTAAAAACAGGAGTGTTGTGTAAGTGCAAACCGGATTATTTGAGCGATAAATATTTAGTTGACCTTAAAACTGCCAATAGTGTTGCCCATGAAGATTTTTCAAAAACATCGTATACGTTGGGTTATCACATTAGTCTAGCGTTTTATCAGCAAGGGATTAAGGCGGTATTGGGAATAGAACCACCTGCAATTTTAGTTGCACTTGAAAAGGAACCGCCCTACGGTGTTATAGTATATCCATTCGGTCAAGATGAAATAATGCACGGACACATGTTATGTGGTCATTTTTTAAAACAATATAAACAGTGTGTTGATAGTGATAACTGGTCGTGTTACCCAGAGAAAGCCATAGAACTGAAATTTGAGCCGTGGATGTGGAAAAAAGAAGAACAATGGATGAAACAATGAAATTTTATAACAAAAAGGAGATAATATCATGGAAAAACAAAAAGAATCAAAAAAATTAAGTGAATTAGCAGTTGTCGAAGTATCTAAAGATGGTATGTTGGCACCCAAGAACATGGCTGGACTATGGCAGGTAGCGCAGGTATTTGTAAAGTCAGGGCTATTGCCGAATCACTTTAACAGTACAGAAAAGGCATTTGTGGGCTTGCAAGTATGTTCAGAACTTGGAATTAAGCCTATTACCGGAATGAAACACTTGTATATAGTGAATGGCAGTCCTGCTCTGTATGGTGACTTACCGCTTGCAATGGTACGCAATTCAGGATTATTGGAATATATTAAGGAGTCAATTGTCGATAAAAACATGAATGAGATTTGTGTTAAGAACAAAAATCTGAATGAAAAACCGTATGCTGCAATTTGCATCGGAAAAAGAAAAGAAGAAGAGGAAAAAGAATATTTTTTCACAATTGAAGACGCAGAACATGCCGGCCTATTCAAAAATTATGTTTGGAAAACATTTACACGCGATATGTTAAAACATAAACCGCGCTCAAGATTTCTAAAAGATAACTTTTCAGATGTACTTCTTGGTATACCACTCATGGAATCCGATTTTGATATACTACCAGAAAATCAGCAAATGAAAGATATTACAGGTATGGCGGGTGAAATATTTACTAATCCTACTGATCAACTTAATAACGATTTTGAAAAAAAGGAAAAAGGGCCAGAACCAATACCGGAACCAGTGAAAACGGCGGCAAAAATTGATAAAAAACTTGAAACAACAATTTCAGAGGTTGAAAAGATTGACACACTACAGGATTTATATAATTTCAAGGTTGCAATTGAAAAACAGAAAATTAAAAAAGTTGATAAAGAACTCATACTCGCTGCAATTGAAGATCGACAAACAACACTTGAAAAACAAAAAGAATCAATTGGGGAAGAGCCGCCACTGTTTGACGAGGGAGAGTTTGATCTATGAAAATAACAAAAGATTTTGTAAAATCATTATCTCCATGTAATGCACGGTGGACTAATTATATGACATACTACAATAATTGGTCAGGCACGTTGCTAGAGTTTCTTGAACTCGATTTGTCCATCGAAGACAAGCTTTCTGTTTTCTGTAGACCAATACCAGATTTAGAGCGGCTACAAAGGATGTTTGCTGTAAGGTGTGCTCTACGAGCAGCAGAGCAATCGGGTGTCAAAGAAATAATTAATTTTGCACAGTTGATTATTGTTCTGTACCAGGAAAATGATTTTAATTCTAATATAGAGATATTTAAAGAAGAACCGGCTTACAGTGCTGCGATTAATGCTGTGGGCTGGGCTGCGTACAGTGCTGCGGACAGTGCTGCGATTAATGCTACGGACTGGGCTGCGTACAGTGCTGCGGACAGGGCTGCGGACAGGGCTGCGTACTGGGCTGCGTACAGTGCTGCGTACTGGGCTGCGGACAGTGCTGCGTACAGGGCTGCAGAACGGAAAATACAACTTGATATTTTAATATCAATTATTGAAGGATAATAATCATGAAAGCAAAATCTTATATACTATCAATTGAAAATTTCCTTACAATTGAAAAACTTAATCTTGATCTAAGCCCCGGTGTTACTGGGCTTGTTGGGGATAATGCACAGGGCAAGACTAATATACTAACGGCTATCGAATCTATTTTAGACGGGTCACACGACCTAGAAAAAATCAGAGATGGTCAGGAAAAATCCGAGATACGCCTTTCTGAATATGAGGAGGATAAATTAGTTGCATCAGTGTCGCGCATCCAGACTCAAAAAGGAAATAGATTGACAGGAAAGGGATTAGAAAAAGGCGTCACGCCGAAAAGTTTTCTTGATAAATTGCTAGACAAGAGAGCGATTAACCCCTTGAAGCTTATTAGTGGTGATATTGTCGGCTACATTAAACAAAACGTTTCACCCGAAATTAAAGACAGCGACATACCAAAAGACGGCTATTATCCGTTCGATCTGAATGCGAACGCATTTGAAGAGTGCGAAAAACAGGCGGAGCAATACGAGATTACAAGGCTTGCAACATATCAAGAATTAAAAAGGGCAAAAGAAATATGCTCAGAACTATTAGAAACCGCCCCGGCGTTACCTGAAAAAATGGAGGAAAAGCAGGAGTCTGTAGATGCCGATAGAGAGCGAGTTAAGAAGCAAATACACACCATAGAGGGCATTGCCGATAAATACGATATAGCCACGCACAGACTTGAAACTTTAACAGACAAACATACTGAACTTGAAAACCGTATAACAGATAGCAATGAAACCGAACAGAGACTACAGGCTAGTATTGAGCGCAATGATACTAAATTTGAAAAAGCTATTGCTAATCTAAAAGAACGGCATGAGAAAGCGAACAATGATATTAAGACTAAAATCAGCATGGAAGGGGTAATTAAAAAATCGACTAAAGAACAGATGGAAGAAATAATAGAAGAAATAGGTCAAGCAGAAAAAGCGGTTGAAAATAGCAAGGTTCCAAGCTCCGAGAAGCTCAATACTGAACTGGCTGAAATCGAAAATCGTCAAGCGAAAATTGATCGCTATAAAGAACTGCAAATTCAGCATGCACAAATTGCAAAACGTAAACATGACGCCGAGGAAATAGAAAAGCGTTATAATTTTGAAGATCAACTCTATAAAACGTTTGCTTACGAGATACCAAAGCTATTAATTGATCGTTGCGAATTACCAGTAAAGGACCTGGCTTTCCGTGACCAAAAATTGTATGTGGGTAATCGTCATATTGACCGTCTAAGCAGTGCCCAACGAGCCATAGTAGCTAGTGAAATTTCATTTGCATTCGCAAAACAGCGAGGTCATATTGCAGTTTTCATAGATGAAATACAGTATCTTGACTTTAAACATAAAAAAGAGTTTCACGAGGCAGCGGAAAAAGCAGGAATACGGGTGTGTTATACCCGCTGTGGAAAGCCAGAGCATCCATGTGAGCGAGAAATAGTAAACGGTAAGCCGGTAAAGAGGGTAAAAAAATGAGAGAGTTTAAGTTTAGGGTCTGGCATAAACCAGAAAAACGATGGGTTAATTATGATGAATTGTCAAATCAAAAAATAATATTCATTCACCCAAATATTGATGGTGAAAAATTTAGATTATTCAAAAATAATGGTGACTCATTTAATCATCAATCAGATGATGATTTAGTTATTGCGCAATCAACCCATCTCAAGGACAAACACGGTGAAGAGATTTTCGAGGGTGATATAATTAAAAATTACTGGAACAATGTTGATAGTGAATTTATTGGTAGAAATTGGATAGTGAAATTTGGTAAACACGATACCAGTGATGATTATTATTCATCAGTGGCCTGGGGATTTTATGCGGAAGCAGGAGAAGAAGAACATTCTTTACATAATTTACCGTGTAACAACGATGGTGATATAGAAGTAATCGGTAACATTTACGAAAATCCAGAATTATTAAAATAAAAGGAGCAGTAATATGCGAGTAGATTTAATCAGAGTAGATGAGAGCGATAAAGGCACATTCGGAGTACTGAAAATTGACGGTGTGGCTTTTTGCGTAACACTAGAACCGCCCTGGAATAAGAATAAGAAAAATATATCTTCAATACCAAAAGGGGTATATAGTTGCAAGAAAATTACATCAATACGGTACGGCGAAACCTTCGAGGTTCAAGGCGTTCCGAATAGATCAAACGTTTTATTCCATGCCGGAAACGTTACTAGAAACACCAAGGGTTGTATACTCTTGGCTCAGTATTTCGGGAAACTGTCAGGTAATCGGGCGGTTTTAAATTCTGGTAAAACTTTCAAGGAGTTTTTGAACGTGCTAAAGAATTATAATTTTTTCGCGCTTAATATAATTGAAGTTTAGGGGGTTACAATGCTATGTCCAAATTGTGAACATGATGAATTTTATGAAATAGAAAACGGTACGCGAATACAGTGCCGGCAGTGTGGCAAAATATTCAGATGGCCGAGGTTGAGGATGAATAAAACAAAAATAGAATGGTGTGATTACACATGGAATCCTGTTACTGGCTGTAATCATGGGTGTGAGTTCTGTTATGCACGCAGAATTGCTAAAAGGTTTCCAATTTTCAATAATTTTGAACCAATGTTTTATAAAGATAGACTAAAAGAACCTTACAAGATTAAAAAACCATCAAGGATTTTTGTCGTAAGCATGGGTGATCTATTCGGTGATTGGGTTTCTAGTGATTGGATTGTAGACACAATAACTGTTTGCAGAGATAACCCACAACACACATTTATGTTTTTAACTAAAAATCCAAAACGTTATACTTTTTTTAGTGATTGGCCGAGTAATTGCTGGTTGGGTTATAGCGCTAGTAATAATTTTGATTATCAGACTAGAATGAATAGTATAAGTAAAATTATGCATAAAAATATTTTCGTGTCAATTGAACCAATTCAAGAAAATATACTTTTTACTGCCCCTAGTTTGTTGCCAAAGTGGGTCATTGTCGGCGCAGAGACAGGCAACAGAACAGACAAAATTGTTATAAAAAAAATATGGATAGAAGAAATAATGTCAAAATGTCATTACTATGACATTCCACTATTTATAAAAGATAATCTTAACTGGCCGGAAAAAATACAGGAGTTTCCAAAATGAGTGTAATTAAAATAAAAAACTATAATGGATATGATGATTATTATATTACACTGAAGGAAAAAGGAAATAACTGGCAAGAGATACTTGATATTATTGAACAGTATCTTGATGATAAATGGTTTGAGAATGATGAAAAAGTAAATGGTATAAAAGTTGAGTTTGAAATTGTAGACAAAATGCCAGAAGATATTGAATATTTATAAAAATACAGGAGTTTCCAAAATGAACGAGATAAAAACAGGTGGGTGTCTAATGTATAACAAAGATGTTACTATTAAAGATCTTAAAGCTGAAAATGATAATCTAAGAAAAGATATTGAATTTTTATTAAATAGAGCAAATAATGCTGGTATGTGCAGCTTTTCATTAAATAGAGACTTCGGTATATCAAGTAATTCTATTGTTGAAATAGCCTATGAAAAAATATCTATATCAGATCAAGAGTTACCTGGTGACGAGTCTGACTTAATGGCCTGTGAAAAAATGTTTGAAAAACTACCGACACATAGAAAAACAGAGAGTGTAGTGACGGCAATAGGTAAGGCTAGGAGGGCAATATGAACGATAGGCTAAAATTCAGGGCGTGGGATTGCTTTAACGGCTGTTATTATCATTCTGATAAATATAAAAGCCTCGCTTCGTTTTTTAATGAGTGCCAAATGGCAATTGATGGTGGTAATAAAATTATTTATGAGCAATGTGTTGGGTTATGGGATAAGAACAGTATACTGATTTTTGAAGGTGATATAATTAAAAATTACTGGAACAATGTTAATGGTGAATTTATTGGTAGAAATTGGATAGTGAAGTTTGGCAAACACGACACTAGCGATGATTATAATTCAGAAACGGCCTGGGGATTTTATGCGGAAGCGGGAGAAGAAGAACATTCTTTACATAATTTACCGTGTAACAATGACGGTAGTATAGAAATAATCGGCAACATTCACGAGGATAAAGAATTGGAGGGAAAATGATAAAAGTAATTCGTATGTGTTTGAAATGCGGAAAAATTGGAGATCAGGATAGAAATTTTGATTATGCCGGTGATGGTATCTGGCATTGTGTCTGTGGTAGTTACTACACTGAAATAACGGAAACTATAGAAAGCGAGGGGAAATGAACCGAGATAAATGCCCAAGATGTCATGCAGACGAGGCGTCACATCTTATATGTGGAGAACTGGATAGACAAGAAGTTTTTTATGAAGATAATATTATAATAACAATATTGTGCAATGAGTGTGGCTTAAAATATCATATATTTTGTGAAAAGTGCGAAATTGTTGTTGATGAAGATGAACTAAAGAAAACGAAAGAAGAATGGGATACTTTAAATAATTTATTTCCAGAAAATAGCAAAAGTATTTAAAATTAATTTATTTGAATTATTTAAAGGAGTAATATGAACATATTTATAGAACTTCTTATAGCACTATTAAAAGCACTATCCGGGCACATAACAGCCTCACAGCGCAATAAAATTAATGATACTATTGCAGAGTTCGATAGAAGGATTGCGGCACGGCTAGAACGCAGAAAGCAGGAAAATGACCGCGTTAAGGAAATGACCAGGGAAGAAAAGAATAAGTATATCGTGGGGAAATTGTAATATGAAAACAATTAAGCAAAAAATCTGCACCATAATTTGGGAAATGAGCGAGTACTTTGATATTCCGCTAGGTAGATTTGCCTCGTATATTTTTGGTGGTATGATAGGGTGTAAAGGAAAGAGAGTTAACGAAGATGGGAGTGATTACAAATGAAAACAATGACACATAAACAGCTAGTCAAAAAAGCCGAAAGCTGGTTAAGAAATCATAAGTGTTGTGGTATAGTTATCACTGAACGAGCAACCGGGATACCGGAAACACCTGATGCGATTGGGTTTTGTTGTGGTTGCTCTTGCTTAATCGAGTGTAAAACCTCATTGTCAGATTTTTACGCTGATAAAAAGAAATCATTTAGACAAAATCCTGATGGCGGAATTGGACAAGAACGCTATTTTATGGTACCAAAGGGGTTGATAAGCATTGATAAGCTGCCTGATAGGTGGGGACTGTTAGAGGTATCTGGGAATAAATTTAATAAGATAACCAGAGCACGCATTGTAAAAGAATCGGCATTTTTTGTTGCAGACAAAAACAGCGAAGTTCAGTTCTTATGTAGTACAATAAGAAGACTTGAAATATCAAGCTGCGTTTATGTAGAAAGGGAACCGATATGAAAACAATACTAATCTTTATACTGCTATCATCAACCTGTTATGCACAATTAACGCAATACTTCGACTTTCATCTGATTGAAGAAGCACCGGAAGAGAAGCTTGTGATTGCACTTGACGGTAAGTGGAACGCCGTAACAGATTTTTATCAGGAAGCAGTTATTGATTGCATTAGTGACCGTGACGGCTGTTTAGAGCGTGAAGCAATTTACGTAGAAGAAATCAAATACTTGAAAAACGAGGCGTTGAAAGCTAGTGAAGTTACACTCCCCGATATGATATTATCATGGGAGTTTATGGGCGGTGTGGTTGTGGGGGTCGGGGTGACATCTGCGATAATTTATGGAATAAAGAAAGGATTGTGATTATGGGACACGCGATAACGGTTATAATGTTTGCGTGGGCTTTTTTTGGTATTTTGTGGATGATTTGTGAATTGTTAACTTAGTAAGAAGACGGGTAATTGAGATTGAGAATCAAAAAAGGAGAAAACATGAACGAATGGAAAAAGTTATATGAAATTGAGAATTGGCGTGATAAACAAGGCATTATAAAGCACAAAGATCATGATGGGTCATTAACAACTCTAATGCTACAAGAATCGCGAAAACACTATATGTTAATATCATCAGATTTTGATAAACCTGTTTGGTGTGAAATAAAACCAGAACTACCGAGTTATGCGGATTGGTATAAACATTATGCTGCCCCTACTCGAAAAGATTTACTACACCGCTATATTGAGCATCTTGCAGGAATTGTTGGAAAAGGGGGCTTTGTTATACTATATGATACAGATAAAAAAGAATTTGTGCCTGTATACTCAAGCACAATGCTTTCAAGCGAATCACGGTTTATATCTGGAAAAGCTGCACAGCGTGTAATAAACCATGCGAATAAAGAACTCAAAGAACTTTATGGAGTTAAAAAAAATGATAATTGAAAATGAAGAAGAATACAAAAATCTTATATACGTTAGGGATAATTGTGAAAATAAAAAAACTGATGCGTGTGATGATTGTCATTTCAGGCACTATTTAGTGTCTTGCATGAAGGAGAATACTGAAAATGAATATTGCTCTTTATACTCCGGATATTGGTATTAAGACAAAATTACCAATGTTTCAGAATTTGGCATTAATGAAGATATCTGCTTTTTATAAGCAAAGAGGTTGTAGTGTTGAGTGGTATAATACAGATAAAAAATATGATAAAGTTTATACTTCATCAGTTTTTACATTTTCTAATAAATCAAAAGTTCCAGAAAATTCTATTTGTGGAGGATCAGCATTTGATTTTAAGTTAAAATTACCTTTAATAATTGATAGTACTAAACCAGATTATACACTTTATCCAAACATTAAGACAGATTTGGGATATTTGACAAGAGGTTGTATTAGAAAATGTTCAACTTGTATTGTTCCTCAAATAGAAGGTGATATTCATCCATATAGAGATATTGAACAAGTCATAAAAAGAAAAGATGGTGTTGTTCTTTTAGATAATAATATATTAGCTTCAGAATATGGAATACATCAAATTGAAAAAATTGTTAAATTGAAAATTAGAGTTGATTTTAACCAGGGATTAGATGCAAGATTAATTGATGATTCTATTGCAAAATTACTATCAAAAGTTAAATGGTTATCTCCCTTAAGAATGGCCTGTGATTCTTTAAAGATGATTGAACCAATAAGGAAATCTACTGAACTGTTAAGGTGGTATAATACTGTCCCAAGTCAATTTTTCGTATATGTACTTTTAAAAGATAGTTTGGATGATGTTATTGAGATAGTAAGATTTTTAAAAGGGATGAGACTTGACCCTTTTGTTCAACCATACCGAGATAGAAATAACACCAAACCCCCTAAATTACATAAAAGATTTGCAAGGTGGGTGAATTGGAAACCAGAATTTAGAAAACAAACTTGGGAAGAATATTATAAAAGAATGTGTGAACATTTAGAGGAGTAAAATTATGAGTTGGGGAGAAAGAAGTTGTAAAAATAAACCTTGTCCAATACCTGATAAATGTACTTATGAAACTTGTGATGTAGATTGTCCTAGATATCAATGGGATGGGAAAACGAAACCTGATTCTGTATCAAAAAACAGATTGAATAATACTTGTAATGAAAACGCAAATGCTAATTTGGAGGATTTTATAAGACAACAGCGAATGGAGGAAAACAAGAAGAAGTCTATTCCTAAAAATTGGAGAAAGATAGTAAAAAAAGGTACATTGAGGAGGAATAAAATAATATGAGTTGGGGTGAAGGAAGGTGAGGGATGAAATGGTCAGACATAAAAGACAAACCTCAGGAGATTGACAGGCTAGTGGCTGAGAAGGTTATGGGTTGGTTTTTGAGAATATAAAAGAATATGAAACTTTTCTGCTTAATTGGTTCCGCGATCAGTGGTGTGTTGAAATATATCGAGAAGATGAGAGTAATTTATATTCTAGTGAAATAACCGCCCCTCTCGCAATCTGCCACGCAGCATTATTGGCTGTAGGAGCCTTGGAGAAATAAATATGAAAGTATATTGGGTTAAAATCATCTTTTATGTTATTGCCTTTTTTTTTGCATGTCGGATGGGAATTAAAATAGCGGATCAATTCACAGAATATGATTCTACTGATGATTATATCAATAAAAAACGCTCTGGAATGGCATTATTAATTGATTACGGTACTGGTTGCCAATATTTATCTAGCAGAGGTCGCTTTTTAACACCACGACTAAACAAGAACGGAAAACATATCTGTAAATAAAGAGGACAAATATATGAACAATAATATTAACCCGACCCTAATAACCGAGCTGATCGAATCAGGACTTGACAACGCACCGGAAATGATTAGCGGATTTGCAAAATTGCTTAATGGAAATCCGCACTTGTCATTAGTGCTATTCGCTGTCTGCTTGGGGTTTCTGGCTTATATCTTAAAGCAGATTAATAAAACCATGAAGCTATATATAAGACCATACCTTGAGCAAAAACATGGCATTAAATTCCCAAAAACCACAGGTGAAAAAATAACCAATTGGGCGGGGTGCGTAAAAGAAAAGAATAAGTTGCGGAAAAAGAAAATAAAAGACTGGTGGCAAAAACTCAAAAGGAAGGATAGTAAATGATACCAGAACAATTAGCAAAGTTATTTCATGGTTATTATGAGGGATTATCAGAAGAATATGGTTATACAACTAGGGAAAAAACAGCAATGCTTTGGGAAAAATTACCAGCAAGTTATAAGAATTTGATGGTTACAGTTGCCAAGGAAATAATGAAGGAATGTTATGTTGCTGAGAAAAAAGGAGGAGATAAGATTTGCCCATTAATGAGTTATCGTGATGAAGGTGGTATATGCCATTGCGTAGGCCCAAAATGTGCGCATTGGGCGAGTTATAGTAAATCAAGTCCTCATAATGGAACCTCACGTTATTCAGGTTGTGCGCATAAAATGAAGTTTTTTATTTAATTATAAAACTTATAACCTCTAGTTATATTTCAAATTTTCAACAATCTATGCTATCATGAGTTTATGCACGATGTTAAAAACATACGGCCAAAGTGTAAAATTTGCGGCACTGTGCTAGATCATAATAACTATTGTCGAAACTGCTTGATATATCCCGAATATCAGTTATGTTTGTTTAATTATCCAAGAAATGAAATTGACGCTGACGATTTAATTAGCGAGGCATTTTTTCATGAGTCTACGCTTATCACAAAAAGAATTTGATTTTCTAACGAAGGGAAAATTCAAAAAGAAGACTGGTAAAAAGCTGAAACTGGTTAATGGTGAAACGAAACATTTCCGCGCTAAGAATGTTCAGTTAGAAAAACAACTGCAAAAAGATATTGAAGGATATATTTTATTACAGCGTGGCTTTGATTGTGTCCGGCACGATAGCACCGGAACATATTACAAGGGTGTATGGTTGCCATCCGTTACCCCGCGTGGTTATCCAGACATTGAACTATGGTTTCATGGAAAGGTTTTTTTCATTGAGGTAAAATTAAGGGGTGAAAAGCAATCACCCGCACAAATAGAATTTGAAGAACGTTGTCAAAGAAATAATATTTTATATAAAATCTGTTACGATTTAAACGATGCGATGATAGTAATTGACAATATCAGAGCTTCTTTTTTGGCCTCGAGTTATTCATAATCCAATCATATGCCACCTGTACGACTCTAGCAACTTTACCAAAAAATTTTAATATTTTATTATCAATGTCTGTTTCGGTTTTATCCGCAAATAATTTTAATATTTCAATAACGCCCTTTAATATTAATAAAAATCCGCCCATTATTAAAATAATATCTATCGGTAGTTTTGACAATATCGCACCTAACCAGGTTTGACTAGTTGCATTAGTTGCTGTTTCTTGAGCAAAACAGTAGAGTGGTAAAAAAACAATAGCACCCAAAAAGCCACTAAGAAAAATCCATGTAATAAATATCCTTTTGCTTTTATTTACATTTCTCAAAACATTTTTTGCACTTTCTCTTCCGATAAATTTCATAATATTTTACTCCTTATTGATTAAGCTAATGTTAATAAGTCTTTACCGTTTATTTCTTCCTGATTAGGGACAATGGCCTCTTTAAATATTGCTTGTTTTTTTATATTATCATTTGGGTCGGTATATTCAACATAAAAACGTAATGTTTTAGATATAGTATAGGTTTCAATAACTGATAATTTTATATATCCCGGGTTATTAATATCAATTTCTGATTTTCGGATGAAAGGCAATATGAATCTTTTACCATGCCAAAAGCTATCATAAGACTTAACAACAAGCTGGGCATCAGAATAATTTACACCCAATAATTCCTCGGCATGAAAAAAGATTTTGCATTCGGGTATATCAGAATCTTCAGGGTGATATTTATCACCTCCAATAATTATTTGATCTAGGCCGGGATATGTAAGTCCATCACCGCTATGCAAAATGGCAAGCCAGTAATATTCGGAACCAACATCAGGCTCTATTAATTCCTTCATTACCGCTTCGGTAAGTATTGATATGTCAATATTTGATTGTGCTAGAGTACCGTCACTATTGGCCCATGCGCCATCAGTATAGTATCTTCTGATATTATTGACAACTTGAATCAGTCCGATATTATCTGACCCTGCTTTAATAATTGTTGCAAGGAATTTACTGACATCTTTCATGTTAAGATAATCTTTCGGCCTTATCCATGGATCTGATTGTGAATATAACTGGCCAGTATAGTTAATCACAGAATTAGAAACTAAGTTTAATATATTACTGTTGGGGAAAGTAATTGTTTTGGTTGTAGGTGAGCATGGCGTTAATAATAATTTATTTGCTTCAAAATCTGACATTGGAGAGGACTTACTATAAGACTTATCAGAGGCTAGAAATTCTGTACCAGTCCAATATTTACCGTTAATAACAAAACGAGGCGCTCCTGATTCTGTAGAGGCTAATGAGTTATAACTCTGAATTGATCCTGGTCCAGAATAAACGCCGTCTGGTTCATCAATAAAAGTTTCTACGTATCTATTTTCTGGTATCATCCATCCCGGAGTGTAGTTTGCCGTGTGTTGTATTTCCGAACTTACAAACCATTCTTCAATAAAAATATTTGGTTGTGCATTGCCAGCACTAACAAAACGTCCCAAATAAATATCAGTGCTATCGTTGTCTCTATCGCCTGTAAGGTTAGACGTTGCCTTAATTTCACCATTAATAAAAAACCTTGTAGTGCCACCTGCATCAATATCAAAATTTAATTCCCATTCATTTAACTCGCCGGCAATGGGACTAAAGATACCACCGCCCATTAAAAAAATTTGTGCCGTATTTTTGTCTCGCATTCTGACATAGGTAGTGCCGTCACCATGCCATTGATAAATCTGGATTTCATTTTTTAATAATTTACCACTGCTATATATCTGTTGATCTTCGGTCGGGGTGCCATAATAGTTTGTTCTAAATTTTATATGGATGCATCCCTTTTGAACTGGGTTACCATTACTAACTGCATTATATTTTGCATGCGTACCTAAAATATATCCTGTTAAATCCAACTTACCGCCTGAAACGCTTGCATTACCAAATAGATTACCCGTTTTGTTTCCAAGGCTATAGGCCAATAAATCTTTATCGGCTGTATATGTTGCAGCGCACATTATTCCAGGAATTAACTGATTTTTCTGTTGTGCTTGACCGCCTGCTATTTCTGCTTTGGTTGGATCGTCAACAATAAATCCTGCAGGACTGGAGTAATCTTGCGTGAAATTAAGTCCGGCATTATCAACTAATTTGGGTATTGCTTTACCTGAAACTATCTCTGCATCGGCGTGCATTATATAATTATTGGGGTCTTCAATATTATATATTTGTTCTATGTCCATATTACTTTTTATTCACACATTAATAATTTTTACAATTCATTAATTCATTTAATGTATATTTTTTCACTCCGTTATTATTTCTGTGGGGAAACTATTTTTATCATATTCAGTATCAACCTGATCGGCGGTTGTTATAGCTTCATCATTAATTAAAGCCTCTACTCTGAAAACTTCATCCCTGCAAGCTTCTATTGTTTTTATTGCATTTACTTTGTTAAGATTTGTAGGAATATTGCTTGCTCCTGATGCATCATATACTCCACCAAGCGCGTTGGCTTCACGTTTATCATCAAATAACAATCTTCTTTGGGTATAGGATAATGCTTTTAGTTCGGCTATTTTTTTATCTTTATATGCGGCAATTAATGTTGCGTCTTCTACCATTTCATTCTGTTCGTTCAATTTTAAGCATTTTTGATTATATTGTACCTCTGTAACTTCCCACTCATTTTCAACTAAAGTATAATCACGTTCATCATTTCTATATTCGGATGCATCTCCATTTTGGTCAAATATTATTGAATATTTCATTTTTTTATCTCCTAATCTTTTTCTAAAACCATTATAATATTATCAGTATTAACAGATTGTGTTTTAGGATTTCCGCTATGATCTTCACTATTTCCCTTTATATTAAGATATACTATTTCATTTTCTAAAAAATGACAATTTTCCTTGCCATTAATCCCAGATACAAAAGTTCGAATAGTCACGTTAGATACGCCCGCCTGACAGGCTAACAGAATTGCTGTATTCAAAAGACCAATTAACGAAGATCCGGGGGTTGCCGATTTTCCAAATTGATAATTAACTTGTGCATCAAGCGTATCGGCATTAGTCTTAACGCCTATTCGGCCACAATTAATGCCTACTGTATAATTACCATTTTCAGGAATTGGAATATTATGTGAGGTTGGAATATAAAATGTGTTATTAGTCGCGGGATCCTTACTATAATTAGGCGGTGTAATAGCAAGCCTAACAGGCTGTTTACCATTAATATAAACCTGTCCATTACCATCTTCTGCGCAAGGTTTGCGAGAACCTGCGGCATAGATTTTCCTATCCTCATTCAATTCTAAGAAATCTTTCTTATACCACCAATCTGATAAAGCCCCATAAGTATTGCCAGTTGTATCAAAGCCACCAAAAGTCAAGTCTGCTCCTGCACTATTGTTTCGCCCAGTATTTGTGGTAAGTTTAATATGAGCACGCGCTACCCCATCAATAATAATTGACATATAAGCCTCTGCAGCTCCAATATATTTATATTTACATTCAAATTTATGTGGTTTTGAATCTTTGTAAGCAGTAGCGGCAATTGATAAAGAATTTTTATTACCGGCGGCATCATAATATATATCAAAATCAATTGTGTCTGTTGTTTGATTGTAAAAGAAACGCAAACTCTTATCGGCATTAACAGCGCTATATTTAGATACAAAATCTCTATCGGTAGTAAAGTCAGTAATGTTATACCAAACACTTGCGGATAAATTCTCATTAGCGGTATCAAAAGCGTCTGTATCAAGTCTTATCCCCTCATTGCCGTCACCGATACAAAAAACAGATTTTCCAACGTGGTTGTTGCCTTGAGTAAATGCACCTAGTTCTGTTCCGTTAATACCCCCCGTCCAAGCCGCGCCGTTAAAATCCGTACCCCCGGCATTATTGCCCGCGTAAAGATCTGTTACATTCGGGAAAAAGAAACTTCTAAGCAATTCATTATTTGGAAGTTCTATTACGCCATATCTCTGTATTCCGCCGGGGTCACTAATAAATCCCTTTGATCTGTGTAATCCCTTTTCCATTAGACTATCCCCCTTATTGAAACATCGTTTTCTGTTTCACCGCTAGCATCATTAAGCGCATTTGTTATAGTTCCTGCTGTTTGAATAGCTATACCCTTGGCAACATTTCCATTTTTACCAGATTCGATTTTAAACGCATCCGTTAGGGTTGCCCCGGCCTGGTCCAGTTCAACGATTAAGTTTTGATGTGAATTATTATTGCCATTAAGAGAAAAACCTGCATTAGTAACACCGGCCTGAGTAAGCTCTAGTCTAAAGTCTCCAATTGTCACTACGCCGTCACTAAATTCAATAACAGCGCTTGCAAGATTCGTATTACAAGTTAGCTTTTTCCCTTTTTGAATTGATAGTAATATATTTGCTGGTATTGTCATTTTTGATGAAATAGTTTCATCATCCTTTATTAATATTCGATCACCCGCCGTAGGAGAATCTGCAATATAATCCGCAAGGCTAGCGTAATCTTGTTCCTTGGCAGGGCCGCCGACAATGACATTGTACTCTGCGTTACCAGCATTATACTTTGTCCATTGATCGAAATTATAAAATAACCAATTATGGTTTTTTGATTTTGGTTTTTCCAGGGCGATATAACCCTCACCCTTGAGTGCACCGCTAGGCTCCTCTACTTTTGCCGGATCACCGTCTGTAACCCAATCTGCATATTTACTAGGCTTCTCTGCCATAACCGTTATCTCCTTTTTTGTTTATTCTGTGTATCTACCGCCAACGAGTGAGTCTAAATCACTAGCATAACCTTGAGAATATATATCTTCTCCAATATCGCTATCATATGCAAATGGTATCACAGGCATTAAATCCTTGCAATATTTACCATCATCATAACCGCCATTGTCACTCTGTGGACCAATGCCATCATACTGAAATGTGTTGTCGTCAAATTCACTGATTGATAATATACGCACCCCGCCGGCGGCAGCCTGTTGTACAAGATGATAGGCAAATATTTCAAGACCAGTCGGCGGGGCACCATTAGCAGTAAGGCTTATACCACATGGATATTGTTCTGTTAATTGTACTAAACTCGCTTGCGCAAGTATGGACCATACGCTAATTAATCTTTCTGGGTCCCCCTCACTTACATTAACGCAAGCCTTCGCTTTTAAGAATAATCTATATTGAGCATCTGTCATCCCGTTTCTACCCTGCTTTACAATGGTGCCAATTTTATCAAGTTGAATACCTTCCGAACCATCAAAATCAAGCCTTGAATAAAGTTTATAAATTGAGTCTTCAAGTTGCTGTGCGCGTTCACCAGTTATCGACTTAATAAAACCAATGATCTTAGGTTTATTTTTATATTGTTCTAATAGCCGTTTTTTTGCGTCTTCTGAATGAGTTGTTATTTTTGCTACTGTCATGAGTTTACCGTTATTATGGCGGTATCCCACCTGCTTAGTTCAATGTTCCCGCCAATGCCATCATCAATTATTAGGTTATCGTCTAATGTGGGGTTTGGTGCAAATCCAATTTTAACACCTATACCTATGATGCCAGGAATGCTATCAAACTGACTTGTTAATGCATCAGAGCCGCGTATGATAACACTAACACCAACCCCTAAATCGTTCCCCCATGCTACCATAGTAGCCTTAACCTGGTCATCACCATCTATCGGGTATAGTGAGTTTGTTGTCAAATCCAGTATTAAATAAATATCTTTATCGGTTGGCCTTGAAAATTTACTAGTATGTGAAAACCCTTGACTATCAACTACCGTTTTCGATACATCGCCATGAGGTTGAATACCGGCACATTTCGAGTTTAGCCATATCGTGTCTGCTATTTCCTGATCTCTGGTAGTCGAACTACCAGCCTGGTATACAATTGCTTCAATAGAATGCGGCGGTAATCCGCGAGTGTCGGTTATGTCAGTTACATTTTCAAAAACCTTAACACTTTCAAGCTGTATTTTTTGTGTATCTTCATTTAGATTTAATAATGCCGCCCTTATGGCCTCAACTGGACCGGATTGGCTAATTTGCAGCCTTTGTGCACGTCTTATTTTATATTCAGAATCAGACTCTATATTGCGTCCTAGTGCAGCGTCTTCCGGGTTAAAAGTACTGTCAAGCCCGCTTAATGGGGTATCAATTTGATTGAGGCTACCGGCAACCGCGCTAATTGGTCCGGTTTCAGTTGCACGTAAATTAACTTGTCCCTGATATTCGCCGGGAGTCTGTTCTGTTGGTGTAATTGTAACCGCGCCGCCACCATTAGTTAATGTGTTATCAATTATTTCTAGCATGACCTGGGGCTGATTACCGTCGTCTCCTGCAAATGTAATATCTACCGGTCCCACAGTTGGCTTACCATTAACGGTTGTACCAGATAACTTAACTAATTCATTTAATTTATTTTCAATATCTGTGTTTTCATCATCCCAATCTATAGCAACCGTAGTTTCTGCAACACCTAATTTTGTATAACGTAACTTAAAACTACCGGCCGATGGTGCTACAGAGAATGTAAGGCGTTGTATTTCATCAACCCCTGCAACGAGTGTAACCGCGTCCTGTGTACTAAACTTAGATTCAGGTGCATTTTCTACAGAAAAAACAATACCAACCGGAATTATAGTCCCGATAGTGCCAAACAATGCTTGACCTATAATAGTAGATGCTAGAGCAGGCAATTGTGTAAATGCAGTTATAGAGCCAACGCGATGGAGCGATACATCTTGCGCAGAATCCGGGTACTGAGAATCGTACACATCCTCGTAAAGTTCCCATAATTTTGATTCTCGCTCTGCACTAATATCTACAATTTGGCCTTCAAGTGTTTCTGGTTGTAAAATTAAATTCGGATCAACGTTAGTGCGAAGTAACTCTTCGTACTCTTTTTTAATGTCAGCTAGTCTCGGTATGACTAGCCCTTCTGGCGTTAAGCCCCATGTTGTCATGGCAATGTCTCACTAAAATAAACTTCCCCGTCAACGGTTCGAGCGGAAAAGTTTATTGATAATTTTCTTGTAACATTATTTATATCGAGTGAAAATTTTAATAAATTAATGAATCCTGGCGTTTGCAATATTCGCGATTTCAACAAAGAATCAATAATGTCAGAATTGCTGCCCTTTCCAAGTATTAAATACCAAGGGGTTCCGTTGCGATCGTCAAGAAAATATTCACTCTGAAATATTTTTAATCGCTGCGTTACGTGTTGTTTCCTTTCTTCACGACCGGCAACTAAATTCATAGTGTTACCAGTGATATCAATATCGCCATTTATATCAAGCTTTATGCTGCTCATTTTATACCGCCTGTCACTGGTTGATTTACAATCGGATATGGACCAACCGGGCCACCCGTGCCAGTAGCGCCATTACAAACCGCTGTGTCAAGTTCTGCGTTACTATCGAAATGGTTAGTAATAGCATTCGCGATTATTCGCCACTTTGCCTTAATTTTGTCTTTTTCTGTTTGGCTCATATCTTCAGTGTAGAAATTTGATGCAATTTCATCCCCTAAAATATTTCCGCTAAGTGCCATTATACCCTCTATGATTTAAGTGTGTCAAACTTCAATTTGTCAATCTGTAAAAGTGCTAGGGTTGCAGCAATCCAACCCTGGGCACCCATTAATGTTAATATTTTACCGTTTAAAACGTGCCCCATCCAAGTGCTTATTGCGTCTACCATTTCCGCCGTAGGTCCCTTGATTTCAATTTTACCATTTGGATGTAATATCATTTTTATTTCACCGTTCATTACGCCAAGTTTATCGTCACCAAGATTTTTAGTATCATGACTAGCGTTAAACGGACAAAGTCCTGGGTAAAATTTCGCATCTGTTATGTCAAATTTACGCGGGTCTTCTGGGGCAACCTCACCGCCCTGCACGAGCCATAAATCAAGCGACCGATCTGAAAATATAATATCCCCCGTATCACCCTTTTTCAATGGTATATCAATAGTTGCTTTCCCGTTGCATCCGGTTGGCATTATTACCGGCACGTCTGGTATTGGAGATAATAACAACGGTTCTTTGCCTTTATATTTTTTCTTAAGAAGTGGTTGTATTTCAGCTTTTCGTTTTGACCTATTATACTTTATTATTTTACCAGGGGTTGATACGCGAATATCAACGAGGCGCTGTTCTATAATATCACGTACAACGTCTGCCATTACTTTTGTTTCCGTGGTTTTTATTTCATTTGACATTATATTTCCTTAACAGTACATGTTGCATACCATGGCCCGTTTACAGTATTTCCAACATAATGAGATTTTATTATTTTATAGTCACCATCTGTATCCTTTGTATTCCCTATCCGTAGTTTGCGGCCAGGATTAAGTGCCTTTGGTATTATAAGGCTTTTAATTTCTAATCCTTCCTCGCGCTTTGTAGGACTACCTATTAATCCAGTTGAAGGGGTTAACAATATAGACTCTTCGCCAGTATCGCTATTAGGTTTTAATATTTGAATTTCACCATCTTGGATCGACCACTCAAGCCCCTGTTTTTTAGTAAGTTTATCCATCTGTTTTTTAGAGTTACCGGAAAGTACAAGTCCATGTTGAAATGATTCACTTTCAGCCTGATTTTTACCAATTGGCAATCCAATTGACTTGACAACGTCCCCCAGTGCTGATTTCAAATCAATACCAGGAGAATAGCTTTTATCAACATTGGACTCCTTTAATTCTTTCTGGCCATCGCCTATCTCAAGAGTGCTTACAAAATCATTCCCTTGCTTTACGGTAATTGACTTAGATAAACTACCTTTGAACAGCTCCCCCAACTCTTCGCCCCAAGCATACCCTACTGCAAACTTACAAAATATATCCTGACTTGCGAGTATGGCACGATTATCTGGATTAAGGTTGTACACTATTATCTTTCCCTTATTAACACTTGATTGGCTAGTCTTTTCAATATCAAATTCCATATCTAGCCCTGTTACAAGTACACCCTCGCCGCCATAAGGGCCAAATGTCAACTCTGCTTTTCTATTAAATAGATAAGTACTCATATTTCAGTACTCGGTTGGTATAATAATAAAACATTTATTCCAAGATCATTTCGTCCGGCCTCAATGTATTCATTTTCAAGGTTAAGTGCAAACAATACACCAGTCGGCAATCTTGCATCTTGATATAAGCCAAGGAGGCTTACGCCCAGTAATATAGGGACTCCCATTACAATATACTCTTCGGCAGTAGTCATAATATCGAAAACCCAGCGGTCCATTCTTTCATTATAACGTACGTTAAAAGCATATACAGTACCATCCAGGTTGGTCCTAAAGCTATATGATGAAAAGTTAGATGATACTGGCAATTCTAACATTTATTACCCTTTTTTTAAAATATATCAAAGAGAGATTTGGCCCACGTTTTCTCTTTATCGCTTGCTGAGCGTGTTTTTGATGTTTTAGTGCCAAGCTTTTTTTTCTGTGTAGATCCTGTTGATTGAGTATTCTTTTCTGGTATTTTCACTGTTTCGCTTTGAACTATTCTTATTTCTTTCCAGCCGCCAGAAAAAGACAAACCATCCTCGTCAGTTTCAGGCACGGATAGGCTTGACAGGAGCATGTTTCCATATACTCTTATTTTGGTAATTATAGTAACTAACACGCTATTGTATTGTAAGTCGCGTAATAAATTATAATGATCTCTTGCACGATTTTTTGAGTCACTGTTTAATAATGCACCACTTATACCAGCAGCGGCTCCGGTAGCAATTTTACCGGCTGGGCCAGGGATATTACCAAACGCTCCGGTTGCAGCTCCCACTGCTGCGTCCGTTAATGTAAATGGGTCGTTAGATATGAAGGCTTCAAATGAAAAATCTTTAGGCTTCTGTTCAACGTGGTCTGTTATTTCGGAACCGTCTTCTACCGGATGATTTGTTGGAGCAGCGCCAGAGCTATGAGTAGCAGACAAGCATACATCAAGGGCCATTGTTTCTGTTTTACCATCAATCGGGTCAACCCATTGTAAAACTGTTTTCTTTTTTTTATTACTTACTGAATCAAATATATTCATTAGTATTCGGCCTCTGGCTCTCCTTCTTCTTGTGCTGCAAAAAGGTTTCGTTCCATATATTCGTCAAAAGCCTCTGACATTTTCTCATGAAGTTTTACCTTCACTTCTTCGGTCAATTTTACCGGGTCTTTCGCGCCCGATATTTCTATTTTTATAGGTGCTTTTATTTCTGATTTAATTATCTTTGCTGACGGCCTAGCGGCTCTTGCGGGTGCCGCCGCTGGAGTTATGCCAGTTACGCGCTCAGCTATTTTGTCTGGCTTTCCTGCTGCTGCCGCTTCTGCCGCTACCTTGAGTTCCGGTTTTTCTGAGAATATTCCAGTTATCCATCCTGCCACCTTTCCAACCGTTTCCCCTATCTTCCCAAACATGCCGCTAACATAATCCCATATAGCGCCAAACACGCCAATTACAGTATCTTTTAGCGAAGTGACAGTATCAACAACCATTGTCTTGAATGCCTCCCATCTTTCTACGCCAAAGATTAGGGCCATAACATTATCAACAATTTTTACCGCCGACATAATAAGTTCTACAACGGTGGCCAACATATCGCCGAGTGCATCTTTCATCATTGTTAGATTACCTGTGAACATGCCGTATATTAGCTTAATAACAGCCATTATCATCTTAACAGGAAATAATAACCGATTGACAAGAAAATTAATTACAGACATAACGAGGTTCATAATCTCATTACTTCTCGACGATATCGCGGACCATATCCACTGTGCCGCGCCAGTGACAGCGGCAGTAACCTTATTAAATACCGGTACTACCACATCTACAATTGTCATTATAACCGCCTTGAACTTCTCAAATATTGCTTTTACAACGGCAAATGCCTTGGGAAATTTCTTTTCAAAACTATCTATTATAATACCAGTTAGCGAGTCCTTACCCTGGAAAAATCCTATAATATCCTCAATAATTAACGTAAGTGCCGCAATGCCAAGTCCTATTAGAATCGGTATGAGTAGTACTTTAGCATTAAGTAGCATAGCACCGGCTTGCGCTGCTTTCAGCGCCTTCACAAATAGGAACACTCCTTGCGCCATTTGACCTATGCCCATTAAAACCTTAGCTGCGTAGAATATTCCAAGCGCAATGGCCACGGCTTTAATAATATTTTCAAGTCCACCGAATACGCTGGCAAGCCTTATAACAATGTTTACTGTTCTACTCATTATTGCCCACAACATTTTTAAGAACTTTACTAGTCCCATCATGAAGCTTTGTATTTTACTTTTTATTAATTGGCGATTTTCCATGAGCCATGATTTTGTCTCTTTGACAAGCTTTGTTATTATCGGAATTAATCCCACACCTATTGTGTTCTTAATTCCGGTTACAACTGACATAAGCCGTGTTATAGAGTCATTAAACTCTTCTGCCGACCTGGCTGCTTCGTCACTTATTACCCGGCCACTTTCCGCCGCCTCAACGCGCAATCCAGCTATAGCGCCACTTCCCTGGTTAAGGGTAGGTATAAGTTTTGCTCCACTTCGACCGAACAGTTCCATTGCTAGAGCGGTCTTCTTCGTGCCGTCCTCCATCTTAGAAAATTGATCGGACACGTCCATCATTATCTCATCACTTGCCCTGAGTTCCCCGTTTGAATCCGTAACCGATACGCCAAGATCATCAAATGCGCGTTTATAGGTTTCCATTCCGCGTGACGCATCACTTGCAGTACGTGAAAGCTTTGAAATGCTCATGCTCATTTCTTCGGCGCCCATTCCGCCAAGCTCACCAACGTATTGCATTTCCTGTAACGCTTCTGTTGTAAGCCCCACGGCCTGAGCGGTTTTCCTTGCCTTATCTCCGGCGTTAGCAACGCTTTTGGCTATACCAAACAAAGCCCCGGCGGCGGCTATCCCTGCGGCGCCGACTACCATTAGGGATTGCTTGACGTTCTTAATACCGTTGTCAAGCTTGACTAGCCCGGCGTCATCCACATCCACGCCCCAGCGCGTTAAAAGTTCTCTCACGACCATTGTTTATTTTCTCTTATTTTTCATTTCAGCGGATGCCTTTTTTGAGTAATACTCCTCGATCTCGTGTTGTATATCCATTCCTTCGTGCAAATCCGCCAAGTCGTCAATTGAGTAGTACGTTTCCAATTCCTCAAGGGTCGCAATACCTGCGAGTACCGGCCTCAAGAAATACCATTTCCATCCTGTTAGGTTTGTTGGCCCAATATCGAAGGCAGCTTTTCCAGTACGTTTTTGACGCCTCCGAACGCGTCGAAAAAATCAGAAAACTGATGTTTTATGGCGGCACCAAAAACCTTTATCATTAAGAACTGTCTGCCTTGAAAATGCACGTCATAAGACTCTGATAGTCTACCGTGGCCCTTCTCGCCGTCTTTGCCTTTATGAATTATCTGGGCCATGTAACGTTCAATAGTAAGCCTGACTTTCTTCTCGTGCATCCTGGTAAAAAGCATTGTTATTGAGTCGCCAAGCTTAGAAAAGTCTATATCCTCAGTATTCACATCTAATAAACTAGATGTTTTACTTTTCTTATTGTCGTTATCGTTAATGGCTGAACCCATTGCAGCAACGAGCTTTCCAAGGCTTACGCCGAGAAGATCAAGCAGGTTTGACAGTTCATCCGTACCCTGTTTACCTGGAAACTGTAAAAACTCATACTTTTCACCACTAATTTCTATTATTGCAGTATTACGTCCCATTATATATTACCTCCATGAAAAATATCGTTAAGCTTTCCGATACATTTCCATTCATGCTCGCCGGACTCATTACCCTTTTCCATGTCTGGCGGCCCCTCTATACGTGCCATGGCCATGACAGCAACGTCTGCGCCTGACATATCTAATACGGTTATCGGACCTTTTGTGCGCAGTTTGCGTTGAATACTAAGATAAGCATTATCAGAAGATGACTGATCCATTGTAATCGTTACGCCACCTAGTTTGTTAAGTTTTTCTGTAGCCGTTACTTCGCCCTGTGTGCCGGACTTTACTATACAGTCACGTTCATCTTGAGCAACTGCAATTGTATTCCAGTTATCTAATATAGTGCCAAATACGGTCACTACAACTTCACCTGGGTTATATACTTTCATAATTCACTCCTTATGTTTTTTTAAACCGATAATTCACCCTCTACCTTTACTGTATGAACCGCGCCTTGCAAAACAGCGGTCCATTTTGTCCCTGGAAAATGTCTAGCAGCGCGGTCATTTGGACTCTGATCTTCAACTAGCGGTACTGTGACTGTATAATCTAACGTTGTAAAACCAGCATCGCTAGAATCCTCAAGTTGTGCCGATATTTCACCTTTTAATAATCCTCCGCCCTTATTAGTGTAAGGGATTTTTTTAGCGTTAACAAGCAAGTACCACAGACGCTCTTGAATCCTTGCGCGTAGCCAGTGAGCACCCCTTATTGTGTCTATGAAGTTACTATCAGCGACCTTTCCAAAATGCACATTATTTCTACCGCCAAGTTCTTCATTAATATTAGCGTTTTTACCAAGCGCATATCCCTGCTCGGTTGATGTTAGAAAATCAACTGTATTGGTTATTCCCTTGTAGCACCACGTAATAGATCCGGGTGCCTCTGGTAAGTTTTCACCAAAATATGACATTTCAGGAAACTTTGATTCATCTTCTGAGTATATAATCCATGTATTTTGACGATTAGCTGCCTTTAATGAACTCGCAACGTCAGTTGCGGCGCTTGTTAATACGTCAGCATCATCAGTGCATGAACCAAACATCTTAAATAATGTTGACATTACACTTGCAACCTCAAGAATATCAGCCTTAACGCGGCTCTCTATTCCAATACCATACCAATCGTCGCCCCCCTGAGTGTTTCTAATTGCCGCAAGAGCATCAGTATAAGACTCTGCTGTACTGCCGTATTGTTCCTGCTTAACTGTTGCGGTTGTAACTCCCGTTAATGCACTAACGTCTATAATAACATCATCCCAATGCTGATTTCCGTCAGCTCCGGTAAACTCAATTTTTAATTCTTTTACTGGCATATCACCCGTAGCAATAACCTCAGTAACGCCAGTCAGTAATTCTATTGCTGCTTTTATCGCCGCTGCGTTATCATCCCAATTTATCGCAGCTGTAGTCTGTGCCCCAACCTGAACAGTAAAGGTACCGGCAGTTGCCAAATCATCAAATGTAACGACCTGTAAAGAGTTTACATCGCCAAGTTTCCTACCTATATATATTTTTGTAGGCTTATTGTTCTGGCCAAAGTAAGACTGCGCTGCAATATAAGCATTATCAGTATCCTTGAAGCCATCGCTTAACATATCATCCGCCTCTGTATATGTCCTATATCTATCTGAAAATCTCGATACTTCAGACAGGAACATACCAAGCCCGAATCCAGCCTTGCTTACACCTTTAGTCAGCAGTGCTATACTGATATTAATTATTGAATTTAAATTACTCATTTCGTGCCTCCATTATTGTTCTATTTTCTCTATAGTTGTTACTTTAGTTTCACCTTTATTGTTTTTAAGCGTGCCCTCAATTCCAATTTCCTGAACTTCGCCTGGTTTTACGTTAAACTCTTTAGCAATGGCAAAAGTAAAATCAGCAGTGGACCGCAATTCGTGTTTAGTTTCCATTAATTCAGATATATCCACTGGGTCGGTATGGGTCCAAAAAGCTAATCCCGCAACCCTTAACTGTTCTGATATCGTATCATTGTCTAGCGAATCTGTGAGCTGCGTCATGTAATCCAATGGGCCAGTTACACAATATAAATTAATACTAAGTATAAATGTCCTGCGCTTGGTGACTGTCCATGTGTCTTGTTCTTTATATGTTTTATCTGCTTTTCCTGTTTTACGAATTGGCCCAGGTATATGCAGGGTGGCATAAGGCAGTTGTGGTAAGCGTCCCCTGGTTGAACCATAAGCATCTTGCATTGTCCATTCAACATTAAAGCCTGGTAATGCGGTCTTAACCCATGCAATTAATGCAATTTCAGCAGCTTCATTAAATCTATATTTCTTCATTCTGGTCATCCAGTTTTACGGCCCTTGCTTTAAAATATGATATTTCAAAATCTGACCAGTCTTCAATCGTTTGTATCTCAAACTTAATATTATTATAAACCATAATATCATTTAATTTTATTACAAAATCGGTATAAACCCATTTATTCATTTTATTTCGGTCGCCTTCTGGTAATTGTTCAAGCTCTTTTCCACTAATAGGTTGAATATTTGCTTTTATATTATAAGGAGCTGATGGTCCTTGTTCATAATAGCCATTATGAGTATGACCTTCAGCCCTGCGATATATTATGGCTTCTTGAGTTTGTAATAAATTCATTTTTTTATAGTAACCTTATATAATATACTATCGCGCATATGATATGTCGCGACAAGTGGGCGGCGTGCTGCAAACTCTCTCTTTTTTTGTTTTATTCTCGCAGGGCTGATATCCTTTTGGGGGAAGTACTTGAGGAAGTTATTAATTGTCTCGTGAATGGCCTCCATAACCTCTATCCCAACAATATTTAAAGCATCCTCTGGTTTAACCTTGCCTTTTGTAATGCTGTCAATAAGTTTTTCTATCAACTTCCACCATTTTTCACGCTCTCTATCGACGGTTGAACGCATAAAGCTGCGTTCTGGTATTTTTTGTGTGCCAAACTCGTGACATGCTGCCACTACATATACAGGTATGGTGCCTAGTTCTAGTTTATATGGTGACGCTGAGGCATGTATTCCTATAGTAACGAATGATTTATTTATCTTTTTCATATCCTTGCGAACACGCTTTTCACCGATATCTATATCTTTTGTTTTTGGTTTTCTTGCCATTATTCATCATCGTCTGTTAGTGGGTTTGCGCTTGGTATATCAAATAGATCACGCGTAAAAGCTGGTTTCACGCGGTCAGTATCGCTTTCAACTGCCTTCTTTTCGGACCTAGAAATACCGCCAACATATGGCACACCGCCAAGCTTATTAGATTTTTTTTGCAATTCATCAGCTAGTTTTGTATAATTTTCAAAACGCTGTTTATAGCTATATTTTACCCCGCCGACGGACTGGTCATATTTACGTGCAAACCTAGCAGCTATATCTCTACAAGCCTGAGCGGATGCAGCAAGTACGCTGCCTTTTTGTGCAAGTAAATAATTTATTTCTTCATCTTGTAGTAATTTTTCAGATTTATCGGTATCGCCTATGTGATAACGTACTGCGTCTTTGTCGCTTGTGGCTGGGTTTTCTGAATAGTACCATGTCATTTGTCATTTTTTCTTTTTTGCTTCTTTGTGTTTGATTGTCATTTTCTGTTCGGTTTTTTTAATTATCTTTCCCTTTTTCAGCAATGCCTTGAATTTTTCAGTAGAGCAATTCATTATTTCTTGCTTAGCAATAGGCTTACCGCTAGATCTAATTTCAATTTCACCCCTGATATTATGAAAGCGTAGTCCGGTTGACCCAACTATATAGCCCATTAACTATCTCCTTTTCTTTGCGGGTATCGGTTTTTTCTTTGGTTTTAGTTCAGGATTCTTGTCCGGTTCAGGATTCTTTGGTTTTACCCATGACTTTGGTACCTTTTCAATTTTATTTGCAGATTCAAGAAATTTAGTGCGCCTTAATTTTAAATCATCTGGCAATTTTTCGCCGTGTTCATATTTCCCGAGCGTTCCGTTATCTTCCTGTATTTTTAATCCCTTGCGGCCAGCAACCAAAACAGTATCATCAGCATGAGCAATCTTTTTCATTTGCATTAATGCTTTGACATTACGAAGTCGAACTCCGTCAGGTATTAAATCACCTGGCCCATATGTCTTTACCGTGCCATCAATATCAAGTTTAATACCGCGCGGACCTGCAATATAACGCATAGCTTACCTTATGTTAAAACTGTTTTAAAAAATGATCCACAATCTGGGGCAATTAACTTTTGGTCGTAATGCATGTTGCCTTCAATTCTATCTGACTCAATTTTCTCTATCCAGAATTTTTTCATGTAATTACCAAATCTTCCTGCCCCTGAAAATCTTTTCCATCTGAAAGTATAACCACCTGAAGGCTTTTTTAAACTTGGTCTAGGATTAGCATAAACAAGCAATGCCGATTTTGTAGCTGCCATATAAGAAAAGACATCTGTCTGACCTTTTTTTGCTGTGTTCTCAATTGCACGAGCAACGAAAACGTTTGTTACGCCAAAAATTCCGGCAAGCATGTCCTCCGTTACAAACCCCTTTTGCACGTGTTTAATACGGTCGATAATATCAGGGTGATTACGAAGTACCTTTGCAACATCTGGACTGAGTATTAATGTGTTTGGCATTAAAGCGGTTTGAGAAAAGATATATTCTTTTTCATCGTCAATATCTCCAACCGGATCGGAATTGTCGGCATCCCATTTGGTGCCAGGAACGGGGTCACGTCCCCAAATATTGATTTTATAATATTTATCAAACCAGTCGCGTTCATGCTTTATCATTAGAACTTGAGTAACATATTCGGTTGAATCGCGCTCAATGTTTAACGGTGCATCTGCACTCTCACGTGTCTTCTCGTCAATATCATCATGCCAAGAAATTCGCTTACAGTTATAGGTTCCCTCATTGTCAAGATCGAATCCACCGCCTGCTGACTCGGTTCCGTGTGCTCTTTCTTTTGCAACGTTACGGAAGAAGTCACCCTTGTTGTATTGAAAATAAGTATCGGACTCATTGTTTACTGGCAGTGTTGGAAATACTTTATCGGAAATAAAATATTTTTCGTCTTGGATATATGCAACCGACATTGTAGTAAGCGGTCGATTAATATGTACTCTGCTAGATCTTAGGTTAGACATTGATTACCTCCATTTATGATGATAGTACGATTACAATAACGCCTTTACCCTCAACAAAGTCAACGGTGTTAGCGGCTTCGACACTTATCTTCTGAGCGTTAGTAAAAGTATTATTAGCAGTTATTGCGGCTCCTTCAACAACCTTGCCCAATGGTGTACATGCTGCACTTGTCAACGCAACGACTCCGCCGGTAACGTTTACAGCATCAATTTCAAGATTAAGGTCAGCGGCCTTTGCTGCGGTTGTCACTGGGTCGGTCATTATAACATCAACCTTTTCAATTGTACCAGCAAAACCAGGCAAGAATTCGGTTACAATATCGCCGTTAGCAATTTTAGTAAAGTCAACCGGAATGCAAAGCGTACTATACGAAACGGTTTTACCACTTGAATTTCTGGATGCTAAAAGTATGGTTCCCAGATCTCCGGCAACGCCACTTTCAAGCGCCATACCATTGCAATTGTTAGTCCCTGTATGCGGTACGGCTGCGGCATTTGCATCACACATAACATTTTGCCCGCGAGTCACGGTATCGCCATATATAATCTGGGTAACGCCGTATGTTTCAACGCTTGCTTGTTCACCGATATTAGGTAAGTTTTTCAATACGCCTACTGCAGCTTCACCTGCCCCCGCAAGAGCAACCCCGGTAGCGGTTCCTTTTACAAAACGGAACTGTTTTAGCCGGTAGTCGGCATCTGCTTTCAGTGTACCTAGTGGCAATAGTGGAATTTCATATGCGCTCATTTCAACTCCTTGTTGATACTTAAAATTTTATTAATTACGTTGTTCTTTTTCATATTGGTCATAGAGGTCTGTGTTTTCCTCCATGGCTAACATTTCAGCCTTTTCAATGGTAAGCCCTGGGTCGACCTTTACCTTTTCTTTAGCAATTTTCTGTATCTTCTCATAAGCACTGCCAGCTTCCGGGTCGCCTTGGTCTGATCCTAATTCTTTTAATAGTGCAGTTCCCTTTTCAGCTTGTTTGTCGGCAGCTTTCAATATTTCATTAAATTCTTTTTTCTGGTCGTCATTAAGTGCCTTTTCAATTGTATGTAACAATGGTGCAAATTTTTCAGGGACAGTATTAAGGTTCTTGAGTTCTTTTTCGATACGAACTTCAACTTTTCTTATCTCAGTATCTTGCTCAAGTTTCCGAATACGCTTTTGGCTATCTTCATCTTTTTTCATGAGTGCCAACACTTGGGGATCGTCAACAACCGGTGTGTCTTTAACTTCAAAGCTCTTCATTATCTTGTCGAACTCTTCACGTTTGTCAGTTGGGACAAAATCACGAGCTGCTTTTTTTACTTCAGGATATGGTTTTGTGAATGGATTTTTTTCTTTATCCTTATCCTTATCGTTATCATCCTGTTTTTTCTCAGGTGCCGGGTAACCATAACCAGCAAGTGAGGCAAGCTTCTTCATAACATCGTCACCGATTTCTTCTTTATAATTAGCGGCCAACCGAAGTATAGACTTAATGGCATTTTTTGCTTTATCAGATATTTTCTCAAGTTTGGCTTCTTTAATTATCTTTTCCTCATTTTCAAGTTCTTCCTTTATAATCTCTTCAATTTCTTGTAAGCTCTCGACTGTAAATTCGCCCATAGTTTCCCCCGATTTCTTTAAAAATATTTTTTTCTTATTACCGCCCCGCGGTACAAGGTCGATTGATTGAATAACAATTTCATGTAATCTGTTTTTTGTTGACACAATTTTTTAATATGTCCTAAATTTTATTTAAGTTAACCACGGATTTTTTTAAATTGCAACTAAATTTTTTCAACTTTACTATATCCTTCAACGCTCACCGCGTTATACTCACCGCTAGCGCATTTCTTCCATGCTTCACTGTCGCGTATTTTTAGCCCTGCGCACCAGTCGCCTTTATTTATTTTCTGGCCATTCATAATAAATCCATTCTTTTCAATCCAGTTTTCAACCGGCACAGCATTAATTTCTTTTTTATGCAGCTCACCAACTTTTCGGTAGTCCTCCATGTATTTATGGCATGCTTTCTCAACTTCTTCTGGGTTAGCATAGTCAATGCCATCATGGGCCGCGTCTGACATTGGAGAATTAACAGGTAACACAACGCTATATATAATCTGCTTCGGTTCGTTAATCTTATATATGCGTGCATTTTCTTCTTTTGAAAACCCTGCATTAAGTTGCTTTATAATTTTTTCGGTATCATTATCATCTTTCTTTAATCTTTTATTATCTTCTTCTTTAAAATCTTCAGGTTTAACTTTTTTAAGATCAATAATAATTGGCTTGCCATCTTTCGCATACCATAACCAGCGGCGGTTTTTTTGTTGCTGGTCCCTGACCTCGTTTTCAAGTTTATTACTCATAAGGAAAGGCTCTTGGTCGTCTTGCTTAGCGCGTTTTAATATCCATATACTTCTCTCACCGACCGGCGCAAACTGTAGAATATAACGGCCTTTAATGTGTTTTCCACTAAAGAATAATTCTATAAAATGCTCCTTCGCGTAAGTAATTTCATAATCACCGAAATCTTCACCATGAAAAACAGACCATTTATATTTTGAGGCGGCCACCTCGCCGGGCGGAATTATCATCGGTTTTTTTTCACCGACTTCAATCCATGGTAATGGTTGTGATAATTTAAATGATATTTGAAGAGCATCGTCATAAGGAAGTTCTGCAACCGCATGACCGTTATACTTTTCTAATCTATCTGCCCCCATAAAAACGGTGATCCCCCATAAATGATTTTTATCAGCTTCCATTCTAATATCAGTATGAACACTATGTTTTTTATCTTCCCATAGTTTTTTATCACTCCATTTTGTTTGATTTTCATCGAGTCCGCGCCAATGGTGCTGTGCTGCGAATCGGCCAATATTTGACTTTTGAGGCAATGTCTTTATGGCCCAATTTTTTAACCAGTGCTGTGCTGCTATTTCACTCCTTGTCCCGCCCTCTTCGCCTAATTTCGGGTGACTAGTTAATCCTTCCTCTTTTTTAATTTCATATCCATTTTTTTCTAATATCAATAAATCGTTTTCATAAATTGATTCGGACTTTTGTATCTTTTCAATTTCATTATAATATTCATCTTTTGGTTTTATTAATGTTTTTAATGTTATAAGGTGATTTATACCATTTGCCGTTTTAGCATAAAATCCTTCCAGATAATCAAACTTAGATAAGTGATCGGTTCTTTGAAGTTTTAGATGATTTTTAATTTTTTCAATTTCACTATCGAAATCTTTAGGCTTTCCATATCTTTTGAATGCAGCGGGATGAATAAGTTTAAAGTCTGCCCTTTTACCTAAGGCTTCGGCCGCCTTGTCTCCAAGCGCAACCACTGCTGTAGGGCTAAGAGTATCTATCTGCTCATATAGCCACTCTCGCCATTTGGCAAGTTCCTCGACTGTCGGTTCTCTAGTTCTACCGGCACTGTCCTCAAGATATTGAGGGACGGCATTAACCTTTGCTATATCCTCTTTTGGAATACCGAGTGGCTTTGCATATTCGTTCTCAATCGTTGTTTTTATTTGTCCCCAAAATGGTCGCCCTTCATTTGCTTCTATTCTTCCGGGCGATGATCCAACGAATAATATAGGAGCATTCTTTGGACCAAACGCAGGAACTTGGACATCTTTCTTCATTATATGTGTTTCAAATTGTGGATACCTAACAAGTGCTAATTGGAATATCGGGTTATGGTCAGTGAATGAACCCTGGGCAGATGCAATATAATGTAAGTCATTTGATTTATCACGGTCGAGTGCGTTTCTAATTGCAATATCAACCAAGTCACACTTAATCTTGTAATATTTTTCATCCTCAGTTTTTTCGGCTCGAATAATTATATCTATATCTTCGGGTTCCTTGTCTTGCATGGCCATACTGCCGCCAACGGACACGAAGTCCTCAATCAGGCCTTCTTTTTCTGGAATAGTTGAATATGCAGCGCGTATCCTGTGGCGCTTTGCGCGTCGTATAAATTCATGTATTGATTTATAAAAGTCGCCCTTATCGTCAACCTTGAATTTACGGCGCGTTAACTCTTCAAGTACAAATATTCCAGCATTTAGGAACATTTCATTTTCTGGTTCTTTGCGTTTTCGCATACCGCCCCAAAGTTGATTAAGGCGGTACCATGCCTGTTTTATTTCCTCGTCAGACTGTTCACGTAAAGTACTTGGTGTCATGCGCCCAACTGTTAACTTTTCTATTACGGTTGGAATCTCACTTCGGACTCTACTCTTACCGCCAGCATACCCTCTGGCCTTGCTGGTAAGTGTTTCAATTGTTCCTTTATCGAGAAAGCTTTTACAGTATTTTAAAAATCCTTGTAAATAATCATTTGTTGGCATTATTACACTCCAATATATTTTGGCTCCAATGACATTGTGCAGCTACAATTAGGATGTATTTCAGCGGGTAACATAACGGCCTTACCGTCCGGGGTTATCCATGGGTCATTGAGTGGCACAGCTACCCCGTCCATTGCGGAACAATGCTCACACGCTCCGGGGCCAGCGCTCCATCGTTTTTTTGATTTCTCGCGGTCGATTAGTTTCTGGTCGGCCATCTGGTTCCAGGCTTCATGTTGACCTGCATTCACGGCATTGAATGCCTCAGTTTTGGCTATCATCTTTCCGCGATAGATTATTAATTTTTTCCTATATGCATCAACCTGCCTAGCAATGTCAGCGGGATCAAATCCTCGAGCTATTAAGCGATTTTCAAAATTTATTAACGCTTGTGCCTGACGTACGTGAGGGCCAACGTATTCAATAAGTTGTTTAGCGGCCCTGGCAGGCGGTATGCCACGTTCTTTAATAGCCTTAACGGCCCTGCGCGCTAGAGCACGAACTGCTTTCATGGAATCTATACCTATTCTCGTAATGCGCTTACCAGTTTCCCTTTCGATCCATTGATATATTCTCGGATTTGTCAGGTCAAATCTGAACCTGGGACGCAACACTTTTGGTAGTGCTTTTTCTGCTGCCTTGGACGATAATCTCATTGCTTCAAGTGCATCATCCCTTAATCCAGCAAGGGACCGATCCCACCGCTCCCAATTCATAAGCTTATTAACGGCCCTCAAGTCGCCTCGTTTCAACGATTTGGATACCTCTTTCATGGTTATGGTATCGCGAAAAATGCGGATACCTTCTTTGAATGATATTTGCATCATGCGAGTAATTTGTGCTGCTATACGCCGCGACTGCGCTACTTTTTGTGCATGGGTCAATTTCACTATTGCCACCTTGCTTGACTTTGTTATTATTGGCTCTGGATAAACAATCATACTTCTTCCGCAGGTAATCCAAGTATATTTCTAATATAAGCATTTAACTTCGGGTCTGGTTCAATAAAGCCAGCAACTTGTAATTTACTCATAACATCGCCGAACATTCGAGGATCAACGTTCTTACATCCTCCGTGCTCTATTGTTGGTGGGTTTTCAAGACTCATTCCGTTAAGTTCAAGCAGACGCGGTATAGCGTGACGATTAAGTATATCTTTTATACCGTCTAGAATGCCAGTAATCATCATAAGGAGCCATGAACCCTTTTCTTTTGCCATGGCCATGCTGCCAATGTTCTCTAGTCCCATCATAAGTACATCAGCAAGTACAGACAATGCTATAAGCTTTCCCCATCGCATTACTATCTTGTCCGTATCGAACTGTCTAGTCCCGGCCGAAGCAAGTAGCTTAAAATCATAATAAAAATTTCCCTTATCGTCAGCCTCGCTACTTAGTATTACCCCGTCCTGCTCATCACGTTTAAAGCTAGTTAACATTTTTTTAAACGTATCATAAATTTTCTTATACACTAGTGCATCCGGTCCAGTGCCCAGGTCGCCTTGTCCAGCTTTTAACACATTGGCAGGAACACGGAAAACGGGCACGCCGCAAAGATCTCTCTCAACCCCTATTCCCTCCATCTTTGATATATTGCGGAAATAATACCACGGCTCGTATGAGCCTCTAATTAGTGCGCGGCCCTCTGGGTTATTCTTAGCTGACGTTGTCCTAAATAATAATGACTTTTCAATCGGAATAAAAACATCAATATAGTCTGGGGGTGCTTTCTGAATAACTCCCTTAATGCCGCCGTTATCATCTATTACCCATCCACCGGGGCTAATTGTTTCTGAAGCGCGGCCAGCAAACTTGCGCCAACCCCACTTACCATCATTATAACGGCTACGTTTTCCGGTGTCCTTTTGTAGTGGTCCCATGCGTTTTTTATAAATTACTTCACTATAGTAAAAACCGTCCCTAAGCATTGGCATAATTGAAGATATAGTTTCCTGCCATGAGCTTGACATATCGTGTCTACATGATTCTACAAACTCAGCGTCTTCTTCGCTTCCTCCTTTACCTATATCAGTCCGCCATTTAACTTGACTTATTACACCGCTATATGCGGCAAGCAGCCCTGAAATGATAGGATTGTTTTCCATTTCGCGATAAATTTTTAGCTTCTTTGATTCGGGAAGTTCTCGCAGTAGCTCTTCTTCAACATAACCATCGTAATGATTTAAACCGGAGCGACCGTATTCTTTTGAAGGATCATATTTACTCATTTTAAAATTCCTGAATAAGTTATATTAACATTAACGCAAGATTTGCAATTTATCAACATATTATACTCCTGACCATGTTGATTTACTTTGAGAGCTTACTGGGATAACTAAGGTAGGCTCTTTTCTGTTTGGTGGAAATAAATAAGTAAATCCCCATACCATGGCGTCAACTAAATTAGGGCTTTTATGTTTTGATCTATCAAAGTCATAAGTAAAATCATCCATTTCGTCCTCAAGGTTTGTTATCATTCCATAATGAAATATTTTTTTACGTTCATATAGACCTGCAATCGGTTCCGCCCTTATCACCTTACCCTTCGTGGCGTGGACTTTTTTGTATGGAATATTCTGTAATATGTTCCTGAGAACAGCCTCAATCATATCACCGCCATTATTAGCCTCCCCTATTATTATATTTGCACTCCATTTTACATAAAGCTCTACCGCTTTCATTCCCCATTCGTTTGGTGTCCACTTGCCTGCAATAGCTTCTAACACATACCCGAAGTCACCTACCTTGGCCTGCACTGTTATACCGGTTTCATCACTATTTTTATTAGCCGTAACTGCCGGATCTATTGAAATAACAATCTTGCTATAAGTTTCTATTTCATAAATGCGCTGAATCCAGTTTGTCTTAAACACTTCGCCTGCATCATCTTCTCCATATAGTCCTTTTAAAAACCGCTTGCGTTGCCGCTCTGGTAATAATTCAAGTTCCTCAATAAATCCTTCGGCAATGTTGTCTAAATTATCCGTTGGGTTCATTACAAGGCTTGTATAGCGATTTTTATCAAGCTTCCGCTTATCCATTGGATCAATATATTCATGGAATACTTTATATGTCCAATGTGATTTTTTTGGCGGATTTTGGTCATAATAAAATTTCTTTTGTAATGTGTTTTTTTCTGCAAGTCGTGTACGAAAAATACTAACTGCACTATATAGTATTTGAGAACATTCATTGAAAAATATCGTGCTAAATTCCATGCCAAGAACTTTCTCTATACGCTCCTTATCATCGGTACCGGCTATCCATATTTCAGAGCCGTTAGGGCATTTATAAAAATAATCAGATTTATTGAAATACTTATCAGATTTTAACGTAGGATCTATTAACGATAGTACCTTTGGTAGTGTATCGAGCCATATGGACCGATTAACTGCATTGAACCTGAATCTAGTAATAAGGTGACGGGATTTTACCTTGAGAGCTCTTATAATAATTGCATATACTAGAAGGGCTGTTTTACCTGACCTACTTCCGCCTTCTAGCATTATATGTTTAGCTGTATTTGTAAGAAGTTCAAGTGCTTGATTTTGTCTTGGAGTTACTTTGAACACTTAGAGTTTTTTTTCTTTTTCGCCTAGATTTAATATAAGAGGCGCGCCATCTGGGCCAGATAATTCATGATCCTGCTTATCGCGCCATTTTTTACGCTTACGGTTTTTAAGCCAAAATATTTGAGCTGTAACATCTGGGGCTATTTGTTTTTTAATTTTTTTTATTGCTTTAATTTTTAATATCGGGTTATTGTTTTCATCCCTTTTGCCGGTGTCAACAACGTCTTGATGTATTTCTTCGTAACTGTATCCCTTGGCACGTTTTAACAAAGCGTTTTCAACCTCTGTATCCACTGGCGCCTTGCCACGCTTTAAGGACTCTGAAAACTCTGGATATTTTTTCTTGTATTGGTAAAATGAGTCTTCACTTATCCCTAGTTTTTTCGCTATATCCTTATCGCGCATCCCTTCTCTGGCATAACCTTCCGCCAGTAATGGAAAATCTTTATTGTATTTACTTTTTGCCATTATACTGATTCGATAGATTCCCTATCACTCCCCTTTTTTGTATTGTCTGCCAGTTTAACAACATCCCAAACCTGTTTATTATTGGAAATAGCTCCACAATATTTATTAATCCTACCAAGTTTTTCTAAGGTGTCAATCACACCTTTTTTGTTAAACAGCTTGAGCCCATTTTTACCAACCCCAATATATTTTTTATCAGTCAGTATACGTTCTATTTCATAAAACTCAACTCCGCCACGAGTAGACAACATAGACAATACCCGCTTTTCCGGCCCGATTATGGTTGATAATTCGACAATCATAGCCTTCCAAGACTTGATACCAGTACCGCGCTCAAAAAACTCAAACCATTTTTTCCTATAATCACGTTCCCAATGAATCGACTCCCTCTCAAAAGGCGTATGTGGATTAGGCATAAAAACATTCGGCGAGGGTTTAATCAAAAACTTATCTGATCCTGGTATCTCGCCGATATTTTTTAGCAACTCTCTAAATTCGTTCCAGTCTTCCTCTGTCTCTCCGGGTAAATCAAGAATAACATAGGCCCTTAAACTACCGTTACCTGCCTTTATACACCGGTCTATCGTGTCTAGTATTTTCTCATTCGATATTGGTTTACCTATTGATTTTCTTAATTTTTCAGAAATTCCCTCTAGTCCTATCCGTGGTGTTTTTGTTTCTGGGTGTTTCCATAATTGGTCAAGTCTGATATCCGTATCACTTTTTATTTTACCAAGCATTCTACAAACAGACTCTATCTTAAATCGCCCGCTATGCAGGTACGGTTCAGGTGCAAAGCAGGATATACGTTTTGTTCTTGATTTTTTAATTAGTTTAATAACCTCTGCCGTATCAGTTTCTCGGTAAGGTTTAAGGTGTGCCACTGCGCAGAACTTACACTTATGTTTGCATCCCCTCGCAAGCTCTATTCTGGTAATATTATTTGTCACATGCGCAAAAGACCTTATTTTGTCAGTATTCTGCCACATAACCGATTTACAGCCTTTTTCATATACGCCCTCCGGTAAATCTTTTGTCGGGCCGTATATAAAAGACAATAGATTCGGTAAGACCTCCTCACCATCGCCAATAACAACATAATCGGCATAACAAGAAAATGGAACGGGATTAAACGTAT